CGGCCATGCGCGCGCTTTGCCGTTCGGTATTGCTCGCCGCCCCTTCCATCCCGGCGGCGAGCTCCCCCGTATCGGCTCCGACTTTGACGTTCATCTCTTCGGCGCTCATTTTTTAATAGTCCCCCCGCTGTGTCCGAATGCTGCCAATAGGTCCGAGAGAGTTCCCTTTTTCTTGTCGCTGACTTTCTGTTTTTTCGGTTCCTCTTTCAAGAAGGCCGAGGCGATCCGGGCGAGCTGCTTGTGTACTGGCGGGAAGGTTTCCCAATGTTTGTTAAGCGCGGCGAGCCGGTCGAGCGTCATGTGTTCGTCGATATATTCCCACGTCCACCCGGTCGCGGTGATCAAGCCGGCGTAAACGGTCGGCCAATCGACATCAGAAAGGCGGATCGTCTCGCCGGCTTCTACTTTCCCGAGTCGTCGGCCACCTGGTATTTCTGCCCCATTGTCGCCGCCATTGCCGGGAGAATGTTCGTCATGTCGAGGAGCTCCTTGACCTCTTCGATCGTCGCCTCGGGATAGTTGCGCTTAAACGCCTGGTGAATGACTTTCGCCTGTGCCTCGATCCGCTTCGAGTCGTCCTTCTCGGTGTCCATTTTTTTGATGTCGACGGCAAGGATCTGGATTTGATGAAAGTTGAGAGCGGGGACGATCATGTCGGACCCCCCCATATTGACGACTTGCCCGGCGATAGGATTTTCTTTTAATTTGATCATGGTGAGCGGTTCCCCTTTTCCGTGTGATGTGGTCCCCATAAAAAGCCCCCGGGGAGATCCTGGGGGGAGATATTCGGACCGGCTCGCGTTGCCGATCCTATCCCCGGGGGCGATCGTTTAGGCGTCGAGCGAGATCACGCCGATGATTCCGGCGGCGTTCGCCATTGCCTCGAAGTCGAGCTCGGGGACGATAAAGTCTTCGAGCTTCGTCGCCAGGGTGAGCTTGCTCGACGTGCATTTGTAGAGATCGACGGTTACAGTCTGCCCCTCATAGGTTTCAGTGAGGATACACCGAAAGGTCGGTGTCACGCCCATGAGCTGATTGCTGATGGTGATGGTCGACCCGCCGGTCGTCGTCCAAGTGTAGGACAAGAGCATCGACTTCCCGACGTCGGCCGCGGCGAAGGTGTAAACCCCGACGGCGGATACGGAGTATTGACCGCCGACGGGAGCGGTCGCGACCTTGACGAGCGGGGTCCCGGTGATCGCGTCCTTTACGCCGAGGTTGGCGACGAACGTCGCGGCGTTTGCGACGGTGATCGCGAAAGGCGTCGTCGGTACGGGCGCGGTTTCGTTGATCGTGGTCGTGGTCTTGCCGGTTGCCATTGCCTGACCGAAAAACAGCTCGTTGAAGAGCTTCGCCGAGAGGTCGGCGGTCTTAGCCTTGCCCTGCAGCTTTCCGCCGCCCCTGGCGACCGTAAGCGGCATCTGATAGCGGCCGCGGAGTTCTTTGATCGAGAAAGAGAAATCGAGCGACACGTCCTGCAGCGCGCCGAATTCCTGGGGGGTGCTATTTGCCGTCGTGTTAATCCCGTAGAGGGACCCCGAGCCAAATCCGAATTGCATAATCTGTTACCTCCCTTTTTTGGTTTTACTTCTTGCCCTTGTCGGCGGTTTCGGCGGGGACGACCATCACGGCGATTTTCGCCTTGAGCTTCTCGACCTGGTCGGCTTCGCGGTTGTGGGTTTCGGTGTCCATTGCGAAATTGATCCGGCGCTCTTGCCACCATTCCTCAATCCCTGCGATTACTTTGTCGGCCTGGTCCTGGTTCATTGGTCACGCTCCTTTTTTGTTATGCTGCGAGAATTGAGATCGGAATGATCGCGACGCCCTGGCTCCCGAGAGCCCCCTCGTCGGTTTCGATATTCCCGTTTATCCAACAATGAGAGACGCCGGCGATCCCGAGGTCGTTCGTCTCGCCAGGTAGAAGGGGGCGGCGAGCTCCCGGGTCGTCGACCGTCGGGGCGGCCTTCGTTTCGACGAGCTGCGTGATCGTGTCGAGGAGCGGATTAATTACCGGGCCGATCGCGTCTTGATCGTTCTCCGCCCTGCAGTAGAGGTAAAGCTTTACAGCAATTTCCCATTTCGTCGGGAGCCCCTTCCGGTCGCGGACCGCGAGCTCGCCGGCCTGGGCCATGAATAAAGCCGGTTGCCGGTCGACATCGACGTCCGCCCAAGTCTTGACCCGGCGGCCTGTCGTCTTGAAGTCCGCGGCGTCCGAGAAGAGCGCGAAGACTGCAGCATAAAGCGTTTCCCTGTTAGCGAGCATTGGCGATCCTTTTTAGTGCCGACTGTAAGCGCTCTTGTATCTCCGGCCGCATTTCCCGAAGTGAGGATCTAAGGAAGGATCTCTCGGGTAATTGCATGTGGACGGTGTGAGCCCGGACGCTGACTTGTTTCGGCGCGAGGAGCTTTTTCCCGAAGGCGGTTGTCATCATTCTGAGGTGCTCTTGAACATTGACGACGCCGTCGAATCCATACTCGTGAGCGGCCGCGTATTCCTTGTTTGTCCCGACTTTCCCGTAAATGCTCCGGGCCGATATTTCCATCTTGTAATTGATCGAAGCGCGGAGAGTTCCGGTCCGGTTCTTGAGGACCTGACCGCTTAACTTTTCCGCCTTGACCTTCCGGAGTAATTTGATCGTGAGCGCCTCGATCTCTTTCCGGAGCTCGTCCTCGACCCTTCGCGGAATGTCACGCAAAAAGGGGGTGAGGTTCTCGCGCCCTATGAGGACGCCGTGAATCATATCGGGACGACCTTCGTGTAATTTCTGAGGACGCTTTTTAGCTCGTCGGTGAGATCCGACTTCTCAAAGGTGACGGTCTCACCGGCGAGGATCTTCGAGACGTGTCCGATCCGGTCAAGGTATTTGAACTTTTTGGCGACGAGGGTCGCGGCGCAATCGTCGACATTTGGCGGGGTCGTTTCGTATCCCGCCCGGTATGTCATGACGACATTTTTCACGCCCTTTGTGAAGCGGTCCCCGCGAAGGTGGACGGCGTCGTCGTCGAAAATATAGCCGGCCGAAGTATCGCTCGGCGCCGCCAGGATCGCCCGGCCGTCGACGCTAACGCTCGTGACCGAAAGGATCGGATAGTCGCCGGCGAGCATTACATTGACGCCGTTCCCGTTGCTTCTTTGCGTGTAAACCTTCGCCGCGAAAGTCCGGTTCAGAATGTTTTGAATGAAGTCCGAAGCGGCCGAAATAAGGATCGCGAGGAGCGCGTCGCTTGTCGTATCGGCGGCGTTTATGCGTAAGTATTTCTTTACCGTTTCGAGGTCTGTCAAATCTTCGCTTGCCATTGTAGGGCTCCCCGGGGTAGAAACTAGCGTTTTGTGGATTCGCAAAAAGTTATCCACACTAATCAACAGTTTATCCACAAGCCCCGGGGTTTAAACTATTGATTTAGCGCGTAAAAAACGAGCTCCAAATTTGCCCCGTAAGCCTGTGGATAAACTTTGTCAAGGTACTAGCCTTGACCCCTTCCGGATGCTACTCGACCGGCTCCGCCTTGAAGGCGTTAAGCGCGCCGACTGCAGCGTCAAGCGCGGCCTTTTTATCTGCGTTTCCCTTGTCGCCTTTGAGCTCGATCTTCGCCGCTTTGACCGCTTCGAGGAGCTCGGCGATCTTTGCTTCGCGCGCGATCTCGGTGTCGGTCTTGCCCGGCTTTTCGATCTCGTCCTTCGCGACCTCGAAACCGTGATCTTCCAAAGCTGCGACCGCTTCGCCCGGGACCGTGACGATCCCCTTCGCGTCGGCCGGATATTCCTTGCCGCCGAATGACGCCCCGCCCCCGTCCGATTTTCTCATTCTAACGCTCATGATCTCCCCCTCGTCCCTTCATGATTTGCTGCTTTCACTGGAAAAGCCGGACCCCTTGAGAGGGTCCGGCCGCGTCCTGGTAACCGGCAAGGGTTACTTGTAGTTGATGTTTTTGATCAAGCCGAAAGCCGGCGGGAAGTAGTTTTGAAGAACGCCGTCGGCGTAAACGCCATACTCGTATTTCCGAGTTTTGAGCGGCCATTCAATTTGGTAATACTCGCGGCGCATTTTCATCTGCAGAATGTTACCCACGCCGGAGAGCGGGTAAGGGACGCCGTCGGAGTAAAAGAGGATCGTCCCCGGGACCGCGTCCGGGTGGATCACGAGCGCGACTTTCTTGTTCGTGATCTTATTCAGGATCGAGCCGATCACGATCCCCGCTTCGAGGGTCCCGCCGCCGGTCGCGTCCATGTTGTAGCGGACGAGAGGCGCGCCGCCGTTTGCTATGATCAAGGCGTTCATTGCGAGAGCTACGCCGGCCGCTACATACATGATATCGGGGGAAAGGCGATAGTTGTCCCAGAACGCCTGGAAAGCGGTGTTGACTTCGGTGACTCCGCCGCCGCCGTCGGCCGTAAGGGGGGAGCCGGTCCCCGCGACGCCGGTCGCCAGGTCCTTGACGTAGGCATTCGAGCCGGTCGTCATGATCTGCGAGTAAAGCCCGTCAAAAGCCAGGCTGTTCTTGCTGTTGTCGGTCGCGAGGTCGGCGAAGTTGTAAGCCTGAGTGCCGGCCGCTACTGCGGTGAATTTGATCGAGTTGATCGTGGTGATCGAGTGCAGGAACGTGGTCGAGTCGCCGGTGATCCCGAGATACCACGCGTAAGCTACGGCGCCATTGACGGGTGTGACGCTTGCGCTAATGCAATGGGTCGCGTTACCGTCGGCTGCGGTCGCCTGGGTCGCTACTACCGATTTTTGAGCGACGCCGCCGCCGAAGGTATCAACCGATCCGTCGGTATTGGTCTTGCTGACGATCGGAACGAGGCCGGCGGCGACCGTGTTGTATTTGAAGCCCTCGAAGGTGAGAGCGACGCACCCGACGCGGTAAGTTGTCGAGGCCGCCAGGGTGCCGCCGGTCGCGACGTCCGCGAGGGTCGGGGTCGGGGTCGTCCCGAGCGCGACGGAAGTGTTCCCGCCGAGAATGAGGCGCTCCTCCTCGATCATGGTCGACTGCAAAAGCATCTGGACCGCGAGCGCCTTCGCGTTGTCGAAGCCTTCCGCGGCGAGCTCCGCCTCGAAGACGACGAAGTTCTCAAGGCCGATCCCGCGGTAAGCTGCAAGGAATTCCTGCATCGAGTGAGAGATCGCCCCGCCGCGGTTGCCGGCGGAAACTACGCCGCGCATATTGGCGACGTTGATCCCGGTGATCGCTTTCCAGTTTGCCTGGATTCCGCCCTTGCCGGAGACGCGGGGGATCTTGTTCCGGAGCGGGGTCAATACCGGATACATGAGCTTTGCGGCCGGCTCAAGGTCGTAATTGACGAGGCCGGCGGTTGCCGAGCTCGGGTTAAGGATACCGGCGGCGCGAAGGACGTCGTCGGACATCGGGGCTCTCTGAGCGGAGACGATCCGAGCGATCGTGTCCTCGGTGACCTGGCGGAGATTCTGAGACATGGTTTTTCCTCCCGTTGTGGTTGAACTGCTTAAAATGAAGTTGCCTTATATCCTGACGATGCCGCCGCCCTGGTGAATCCTGAGGATCGCGTCTTTCGGGTCCGTCGCCGCTTCGACCTTCTCCTCTTTGCCGGCGTCGATCCTGTCGACGTCCTGCTCTTTCCCGACGACCTTGACGACGCCCTTCGCGGGAGCCGGAGCCGCTTCGAGGGGGACGAGCCGCTCGACGAGGGTCTTGATCACGGTTTTTGCGCCTTCGATCCCGGGGATCTCCATGTCGAGGCCGTCGACCCGAAAGATCGAATCGGCGCCGAGTCCTGCGATCCGCTCGACGTCGTCGGTCGTGATCTCGAAAACCATCCCGGCGGCGCCAAGGAGCCCCGAGATCCGGACGACGTTCTCGTCCTGGTCATTGCCTACAATGAGGACCTTGTCGCCCCCTGCGGCGATCCTGGTCGTCTTGCCGGCCGTTTTGCCGGCACCCTTACAGCAAGCCCCCATGTCCGCCGCGTGATCGTGCATCGCCTGGACCCGCTCGACGTTCTTTTTCGAGAGAGCCGCGCCGATCCGCTCGACGTCGCCAGGGGCGGCCGTGAGCTCGATGTCGGTCATGACTTCGCCCGGGACCTCGACGGGGGTCGCCTGGTAGGTGACGAGGTTGTTCTCCATGATCTCGGACGCGATAAAGACCTTGAGATTCTGGATCACGGTTAAGAGCGCCGCGACCTGGTCGGCGTTCGGCTCGACCTCGCCGGCTTCCGACATGAAAAGGTCGGTAACGGAGCTGAGAGCGTACATTGCCCGGCTCGCATCATAGACCTCTTCGCCGGCATACCTGCGAATGTCGTCGTCCTGGGGACGTTCCACGGCGAGCCGCGTGATCGTTGCTTCGATCGCCGCCTTCGCCTCTGCTGTTAAGATCCTCATGTCTTCTGCCTCCTCTGTCTGGAAAATGCGAAACGTGTCGAACGTGCAATCCTCGTTGCTCGGGCGATCGCCGAGGGTGATCTCGTTGATCCTCTTGATAAAGATCCGATTCCCGACTTGATAATCGCGCTTTCCGCCAATCGAAAAGCCCTTGTAAACGCCCGACTTGACCTTTCTCCATGCCTGGTCGTCTTCGACGTGGACCCCGACATAAAGCCCTTTTTCGTCGAGGGTGATCTCGTCCGCGGTCCCGACGGCGCTCGGTTGGTGCATTTCGCGGACGTTGCGCCACTTGAGATAATCGGGAAGGCATTTCTCGACGCTCCCGAGGTCGATCACCGTCTCGTAAGAGTCGAGCGATTCGGTCGTCGCGTATCCATAGACCATGCGCGCCTCGTCGTCGGTCCTGGTGAAGTCGACGAAGAGCTTCGCGTCGCCCCGGATCTTGTCCGCCCTTTGTGCCATGTTCCCGCCCTCCCTTTACTTCGTGGTCTGCGCCAGGTAGAAGATCCACGAGGCGACCGATACCAGCAAGGAACGGAAGGACCTGCAGGACGCGGCCCGGGCGCTTCGCATGAGGCAGGCGGCCGGACTCTTCTCCGCCAGGTTCTCGACCACCTGGGCCGGGTCCTCGTCGTTCCCTCTCAAGAGCGCCAGGCAAAAAACGAACCTCGAATCGAAGTCGAGGTTTGAAAGCTCGCCGACGAAATTCTCGATCACCCGATCGGCCATGTTATCCTTGACCGCTTCGCCGAAAGCCTTCTCGGTTGCGATCTTCTTTTTTGCGACTTCGCCCCGGCTCTGCAGCATTGCCGCAGTCCGGCGTTTGTTCCTTCCGACTTTCCCTTTCATAGTTCCCCCAATGGTTATTTAATCGGCTTCCGGATCTCCCCCCGAAGATTCGTCGCCCTGCAGCTCGTCAAGTAAAACCGGCAAAACATCGCAAATGCAGTTAGGGTGAGCCGGAGCCGCGTCGTCGCCGCTCTCGAAGCTTTCATCGAGGCCAATTTGTCCTTGGTCCTGGTTGCCGGTGCATTCGTCGTCGTCGTCGTGTTCACTTCCACAAATCCACTCTTTCCCCCGGACGATCCCGCTCGCTTTGTAGGCCGTCATGTTGCCCTCGACGTCGGCCTTCCGGATCTCGGTCCTCGCGATCATTTCCGCCCGGTAGTCTGAAAAGGCCGGGTTGTTCTCGCCGAGCTCGTTCGCCAGGTGTTGCGCGCTCCATCCTTCGTTGATCGCGGTCGAGACGTCCGAGCGGATCATGTCCCGCGTCGAGTCGGTGATCGCCCAATTTGCCGAGGGGTTTTCGATCCATTCCGGGTTTTCCTTCGTGCCGGCGTTCCTCATTCCGACGAGCTCGGCCGCGCGGTCCTGCGCGAAGGAGAGGGCGCGCTCGTTGAGGAGATCCGTCAAATGTTCTTGATCCTCGACCCCGATTTGCAAGAGGGCCGCGGCGCTCCCGTTTTTGGCGACCTTGTCGAGTAGGCCTTCCATTGGCTCGATCAAAACGGACCACCCGGAGAGGTCGACCTCGGCGACGATCCGATCGAGCTCCCCGCTTTCGATGTCGGCGATTTTCGCCCGGAGCTCGGCGAGCTTCTCGGCCTTCTCTTCGTCGGTGAGCCTGGCGACTTCGTCGGTGTCCGGCAAATGGCAAAGCTTGCCGATCTGCTCGGCGATGTCCTTCGCGGCCTTCTGAAAGAACGACTTTAAAATCTTGCCGGCCTTGCCCCGGGCCTTTAATACAGCCGGGCGGTTTCGGTTGATCGGTTTAAGCTTTTTTTTTTGAGCCGCTCGACCTGGTCCGCGAGATCCGCGAGGCGCGCTTCGAGGTCCTTCTCTTTCCCGGGCTCAACCTTCGCCGCGGGGATCGCCGGCTTCGCCTCGCCTGGTACTGCATGGGCGCCAGGGACGACGACGGGCGGGGTCGGCTCTTCGGGTTCGATCGGCTCGGCCGCGGCGTCTTCGAGGCGGATCGGCGTCGCGCCGTAGATGATCGGGACGTCTCCGAATTTAACCGGCTCTTGTCCGCGATCCTTGCGGACCTCGTTGACCGTCCGGCTCCCGTTCTTTATGTCGCGGTCCTCGATCTGGCTTTGAATGTCCGGGTCGAGCTCTTTCCCGACATCCCACGCCGCTTCTATATCATCCCACCCGAAAAACGTCCAAATGATCCGATTGAAGAGCGACCTCGTCCAGTTAAGGATAGGTTCGAGCCCTTCCTTTTTCGCCGCTTCCGCGGCCGTTTCCGCGGTCGAGCGATTGTTCTCTTTGATGAAAGGTTGCGCCGAGATCGAGAAGCAAAAGCAAGTGATCCGCGCGAGCCACTCGTCGAAAGCGTCCTTTAATTCCTTTTGCTTCGTGTCATAGGGATCAATCCCGCCCGGGATAAATCGCGCCTTGCGCCTGGTCCCAGTGTCGGTGAGTGCGTCGAAGAACAATTGAAACTTGCTGATCTGGTCCGGGTTCCAAGTGTCCGGCGTCTTCATGAGCAAGTCGGGGACGTTGCCCTCGGTGTAAAATTCGAGCTGGTGCATTTGCCGGCGAAGCGCAATATTGACCGTCATGATTATTTGCTCAACGGGCGAATAACCGTAAAGCTTGTGAGAGCGGACATTCCGGGGGCAATAAAGGAGCTCGTCCCGGGTGAAGTCGGCCGCGGGGATTCCCTTCAAGATCTGCTGATATGCGACGTCGGGCGGGAAGGGGGTCCGGCCGTCGGCGCCGATCTTGCGGGTGATCGTGGTCCCGTCGACGACTTCGAGGGAATAGGGCGCCGGTGCCGAAGTGATCCCGCCGAGGGTTTTTCGAGCGTAGAGAGCCGGAGCGTCGACGACGAAGAGATCCTCAAGAATCATTCGATACCACGTCTGAAAGTCGTGCTCGCGGTCCGGGCTCTTAAAGAAGGCTTCGAGCTTCTTGATCCTGGGGTCGTCCGTCTTCGCCGCCTTCGGGTCGGTCGCCTGGAATTTCCACTTAATCGAGCAAAGGAGGTCTTTCCGGGTTTCGATGATGATCCGGAGCAAGTCGTAATTGTCCGCGAGCGCCCGGAGCTGCGCGAAGCTGACGCCCTCGGTCGATCTCGGTTGAATGTGGATATTGACGCCGACGGGATAATCGAATTGACGGCCGGCGGTTTCCTGGGCCTGGGGTGCGAGAGGTTGAAGGGGACCGAAGAACGTCGAAGGGGTCACGCCCTCGACTGCATAGCGGACCCCCTGGATCGCGCGTTGTATGAAGGACGGGAGAATCTCGGTCACTTTCCCGCCGCCGTTCGCCGCTCGTTCCGACATATTTCCCCCTAAAAACTTATCAACAGGTTATCCACAACTTTTGCCCCGCAAAGCCGCGCCTAGTGCGGCTCTACAAGCGACGCGCGAGGTTGCTTTGTAGTGGGTCTTTATTCACCTGGCAAGGGTAAGGTATACCCCCGCGCGACCTTCA